CATCTGCATTGGTCATGTACTCACGGCAGATGGCTAGGATTGGGTCCGTGTACAACGAACCGAGAGCCTCGAATAGTTTAGGGTTGATGCGGATACTGAATTGTTTTTCTACAAACTGTGCTGACTGGAACGGTGTCTGTCTTGAGTTTGTTATGATCATATTTTCATCAGTAGTAGTAAGAGTAAGAAACCAACCACCGATAGGATGGCTAGGATCTTACCGAGTTTGTTGCTTAGGGTTGCCATAGGGGGAGGGGAGGCAGTCACGAATTGTGACCACCTCCCCATCCAATCAGTTGGCCCCAGCGAATACGGGTTCGCTGAAGTTTGTGTACGCATCCAGGATGTCGTTGCTCAACGTGGTCAGATGCGGGGCATCGAACACGACAGCTGACTTCAGGGATTCGGTGATGGCGTTGTGGAAGGACCAGACACTGCGTGCTTTGAACGCATTGTAGGTAGGCTCGACCCACTCGGAGTGAGCACGCTTCAACTGCCGGTCACCCAGGATACCCTGGCGCCAGTGTTCCATAAGCAGGTGGTCTGCGTCCTTGGTCTCCAAGGTCACCGACTTGTAGGTGTCGATACGCATGCGGTTACCCAGGAACTTGGGTACCGCATCGCTCATAGCTTTGGCTATGCCGCCGGGCAGGTCGGCCAGGATGTTGGCCGTGTGCTTGCGGGCTAACACCCGCATGGCAAAGACCATCCCGTTGGAGCACCACTTGATCTCGTCCGCCATGTACATGCGAGCCGAGCAGGACTTGTCCCAGCTGTTAAACCAGCCGATCTGAGCCTTGGTTTCCGTGGCCTCAAGACGTGAGTCGATGAGGTTGTAGGTGCCAATGGGGGGCGCGCCCCGCGGCCATCTCGCCATGAGGTGCGAGCTGGAACTTGGCCGGCACCAGAGTCAGGCCGGCAGCCTCTGAAGCCTGGATGAACATCTTGTGCAGTTCACCGTGGGCCACAGGGTGGAAGGTTTCGGTTGCTTGGGGCAGGGGGTGTACGTCGAGAGCTTCGACGGACACGGGTGCAGTTGCTTTGAGTTTAGCCATGATGGGTATCTCCTTTAGCTGGTTGCTTGTGCGAGTTGCATTGCCAACCGTCCAATAAGGACGGTGGATCGGAACGAGACGCTGACAGAATCCTTCTGACAGGATTCAACCAGGGCGTTGGCATCTTCAATGCCACGCTCCTGCAGTTTGTTGATCAAGGTCTCTACATCGAACCGATTGACACGCCTTTCAGAGGCAGTGATTTGATAATGTGACCCTGCCCAGTGCGTGTTTCCGTCATGAGACGAAGGTAGAAAGACCCGTTTGACGAGGTCATCCCGTACCTTCTTTGCTTTGTTGAGCTGATCAGACGCTTTGCCAAACAAGTCAACCTGATCAGGTGTGGCTGTAACAACGTAAGCCATGTGTGTATCCTCCGTTTTAGTTTGTTGTATTGTCGATCGCGGTTCATGGAACCGTACCGATTAGCCGTTACTCGCGGCCTGGATCTTCGACTCAATCATTTCGATTGTGTCGTGGATCCCGCGCAAATCTCCGCCGGCGAAACATGCGCCGTTAAAGCTGAAGTGTCTGGCCCCAGGCTGACCGTACGCCGTAATCACCAGACGCCCCCGGGTTGAGTATTGATACCCGTGATGTGTCGTGTGCTTGTGAGAGTCGTAGTTGAAGTAGACTCCGTAAACCATGTCGGGCTTGCCCGTATTGCGGGCGGGCCTGACGGTGGCGTAGTTGTCAGGGAAGTCACTGGTTGAACAGTGTTTAATTTTTTCCCATCCAAACTTACGGCTCAGCCACTGACTCTCCGTGCATATCGGCCAAACCTTATGCTCTTCGGGCTTGGTCTCTTCAGCTGGGTTGGGTAGGAGCTGGTCGATGCCTTCGTCCAAATCGTCCAGAGCTACCAACACACCCGACTTCATCGCTGCCCCCTAAGCACAAGCCACGCCATCCAGAAGATGAACATGGAGAACAAGGGGAAGACCCATCGAAGGATGGTTTCGGTTAAAGCCAGGTTCATTTGGCCTCCTTGCGTTGCAGTTGTTCGTTGATGTGCCTGTAGTACAGGCTCGGCGATTCGTCGCCTTTGGCTGGGGCAGAGGCGGTTTTCTCTCGCACCGTTTCCAGCCGGGTTTTGATTGAGATCAATTCCTTGATCCCCATCTTATTTATTTTCATTGGCTTTGGCTTTCTTGGTTGGAGTTAAGTACTTGTTGATCACAAGGAACTTGTAGATCTTGGACGGAGTAGCCTTCCTTGTGTGCGTGAATGATCGCGCGACACATGGCTGGGCTGAACGAACGGAGAACTGTGTAAGTTGCTGACATGTAACAGTCAGTAATTTACCAGCTCAAGCCGTCGCTGTAGTGTCCATGGAACATGGCGTTGAGAACGTCCCGGTCGCCCCATGTGCTGTAACGATTGACCAGGTGCGATCCCTTCCAGTCCCAGATGGCAAACATCTTGCGTTCGCCATCCGAGAAGGTGATCCGTCCAAGCCAGGAGTTAACCACCTTGGCTGGATCATCAGGGAAGTTGGGTTCAAAACCAAGGATCGCGGTTATCTCCTCGGCCGTGATGTTGCGTAACTCTCCGGTCTTGTGGGAACCGGGGTTGTCACTGCAAGGTTCAATGACGCATGTAGGTTGTGTGGTTGTGCTCATCGGTTTCTTTTATTCCTTTTGTATTGAGTGATCTCCTCGGTCAGCTTCTGGGTGAAGCCGACGTAAGAGCTGAGGGTTTGGCGTAGTGTTTCCACTTCTGCTTTAACTCGTTGATGTGAGGCAAGCAGTGCGTTGAACTGCTCAACTAGCATTGCCAACTCGGACTGGTCCAACAGATGAACTGCCTTTAACCGGTTGATGGTGGGCAGATTCATCGGACTACGTGGATCTCGAGTCGCTCGCCGGTCTGCTTTGCTTTCTTAAAAGCTGCGTTTGCCTCAAGAGAATCAAGCAAAGCTCGTCCCTCTTTGGCTGCACGCCTGCGTTCAGTGCGTTTGTACGCAACGCCAGTGACCTTGGACACGATGTCCAGGCATCGAGCTGCGGTATGCACGCGACTCAACATCATGCCGCGGTCCAGGGCTTCAAGCCCCATGACTGCGGTCACGAACATCATGTGTGGGATTTCTTCTCGCATTGTTTCTCCTTTCAATAGTCGTCGTCGATCTGTTCTTCCGTCTGATATCTACTGAAAATATCGGGACGGTATCTGCTGACCTTTTGGTCATGACAATCAGGGCAGGTGCGGCACAGCGGAATGCCGTGGCCGTCGTTTACCCAATCGCTTGTCTTGCCTGAACCACAGTCGCACTCGCGCACGGTGTAGCTCATACGTCCTCCTTTGCTTTTTGTTCCAGCTCATGCAGACCGCCAATTGTGGTGACAATCATGTTGCCTCCTCACCCAAGACCCAGGTCAGCGCCTCGATCCAACCCACACAGAGCAGTTCTTCCTGCTCGTTGGGTATGAACTTGCGGTACTTCTCTAGGTCTTTGGTTATTTTCTTTAGCTCTGCTTTGATCTGTTCGGGTGTAGGTTTCACGCTGCCTCCGATGCTTTCTCTTCAGCCAGGTCACATGTCTTGTTGAACAGTGCTTCCTGGGCTGCTTCGAGTAGGGCAGGGGATACGTCGCAGAGTGGTGTGTCTGACCC